GGCCGCGTTGTGGTCGTGACCTCGGAGATTGCCAAGTTCGTCAGTGTGGGCTGACGGTTGACAATGTAGTCGAGGTAAACCTCGTACACCCGGATGCGGTCGCCAGAGGCAAAGGAGGCCGGAGTGTTGTCGATCAGGAACACCATAGCCTCATCCATGGCCGGCGTTCCGTCAGAACTTTTGGACCACAGTGTGCGACCATCTGGGTCCCTGCTGAACCACTTGCCGATGTACTCCTTCGGAGTGGACACAAAGGTTGGAATGTAGTTGATGTGGCTGGCATCTAGCCCATGGTAATTGAACGACCGACGGATCTGGAAGTACATACCGGTACGACGTGTAGACCCACCAGAGTTGAGAACGCCGGCCTTAATTCGAGCCCGGTATGCCACCGTTCGCTCGTTGCTGGCAATGGTCGGGTTGTTCGCCGACAGACGCAGGTGATGGCCGAAGTTCGGCTGGTCACGGCCAGGTCCAAGCACGTACGAGGTGTTGACGTCGTCCGAAACGGAGGCACCGAAGTTTGCGCCACCGGCATTGGTCCAGCTTGTGATCTGAGGGTTGGACACGAAGCGAAGGACCCTGGGGTCACCCTTAACGGCCATCTATCCTCCCCTCGCCCGCACGGCCTGCACGATGGGTCGGAGTGTGGGGCCTGTCGTCAATGCCCTCCGGACTCCTTCTGCATCCTCGACGCCTGTAATGGCGACGGTCTGGTTGACAGTGATGGGAGGCCGGCCTATGCCCGACCCCAGAACGTTGCCCTGACGGACCATGACATCTCGGCCCACGAAGGCTCCGGCCACCTTGGCGAAGTCACCTTGCTGCCGTTCGAACTTGCTGAGCTCCTCACCAAACCCCTTGTTCATCCCGATCATGGCGTACTCGATCAGGGTGCGAGGTGAGCCAAAGAGGCCAGACTTGAACCCGTTCCAAAGCGACGAGGCAAGTGACTTGGCTGCGGCAAATGCGCGACCGATCATTCCCTGGAACGCACTGATCGCGCGTCCTACAGCACCGCTTACAACGCCTGGGAGAGCAGCCAAACCTGAAGCGATTGCACTCACGACGCGGGACGCGAACTGCGCAGCCAGTCCCGGCAGTCGACCCATGAGTTGCACGAAGCGTGCCGTAGCAGCAGCGGTGAAGGTTCCCACTCGACCAGGCAACTGGCTGAAGAACCGCACAATAGCGCTGAGCACCTGAGAGCCCAGGCGAATTGCCGCAGCAATTATCCGGGCCACGAAGGCACTGAACCGGCTGATAACAGACGCGGTAATACTGGCCACTCTGCCGGGCAGCTTGGTCAAGAAGTTGACAATGGCATTGTAGACGCCAATGCCCAACTTAACCGCGAACTGCACCATCTTGATCTGGAACTGGATCCACCGGCCGATGATAAAGCCAATGATGAAGAGGATTCGGTTAGGCAACTGGGCAAAGAAATTGCCAATGGCTGCGACCACTCGACCGAAGAAAGCCGGCACAGCCTGGAAGAATGAGACCACTCGCTGCCAGGCGGTCACGATCGCATTGGCCACGATGTTGAACACGTTGCCTAGCGTAGCCGGTAGTCCGGCAAAGAATGCTACGACAGCCTTGACAGCACTCAGGATGGCATTCCACGCAGTCAATACAGCGTTACGGAAGGTCTCGTTCTTCTTGAACAGGACGAACAGAGCCACACCCAGGGCGACAATCGCCGCAATGACCAAGAACACCGGGTTAGTAAGGAACGCCAACTTCGAGGCAATTCCGAACGCAGTGACTGCGGCTCTTGCCGCGGCTATGGCTTGGGCGAACCGGTGTAGCGCGAGGATGATCTTGATGAAGCCACCGGCAACAATGAGGCCAGCCCCACCGAACAACAGGAGCTGTGTGACTAGCTTCTGAGTCTGAGGCGACAGGTGGCTAAACCCGTTGACCAACTGGGTGATGGACTGGACGATGCCCCGAAGCGCTTCCTGAGCCCCACTTCCAGCCTGGATCAAGCCGGTCTCGATGGATCCCTTCAGTTGCTCGATGTCGCCCGCGAGGTTATCCATGCGCTTGGCCGCGACATCGGCCGCAGAGATCTTGCCGATGCTATTAGCCATCTTGTCGAAGCCAGCAGCACCTTCGTCAGCAATGACTGCGGCAGCTCGGATAGCGTCCGACCCGAACAACGTCTCGAGCTTTGCCAGCTTTTGCTCACGGGTCATGCCCTTCAGCGCAGTGCCCAGCACTCCGGCAATCTCGGAGAAGGACTTCGCGTTGCCCTGTGCATCGAAGAACCTGTTGCCCGCCTCCTCGGTCACGATACCGAGGTCCTTCATCAAGTCCTTCTGGCGCTTCGTTGTTGGGTTCAGGTTTAGCAGCATGGTCTTCAGCGATGTACCTGCGTCAGACCCCTTGATGCCAGCGTTCCCCATCAGTGCGATGGCTGTCGTTAGGTCCTCAAAGCCAATGCCAGCAAGGTTGGCAGCAGCTCCTGACTGCTGGAGTGACTGCGCGAACTCGTCCACACCAATCGCTGAAGCATTGGCTGCACCGGCGATCTGGTCCGCGACGTGCGGCAGTTCCTTGGCCTGGAGGTTGAAGACGTTCATTGCGTTGGCTGCGATCTCAGCCGCACGGGAGAGATCAACCTCACCAGCAGCCGCAAGAGCCACAGTCGCGTCTGCCGCACCGTTGAGGATGTCAGTGGTCGAGATACCGGCCTTAGACAGCTCCTCCATGGCGCCAACGGCTTCTGCTGCCGAGAACTTGGTGTCCGCGCCTAGCTGGAGTGCTTTGGCACGCAGCTTCTCGATCTCGCCCTCGGTCGCGCCGGACACAGCAGCAACAGCGGACAGGCCCTTCTCGAAGTCCGCAGCGGTCTTAACCGCGAAGCCGAAGCCAGCAACGGCGGCCACACCAACCGCCAACATGCCAGTGCTGACTGCCTTGAGGTCACTCGTGGACGACCGAGCCTTGCGCTTGAAGTCATCCTGAGCTGCTCCGGCCTGTTTGGAAGCGCGGATCGCATCGGAGTTGTCGATGATGATCCGGCCCCGAGCAGTACCGAGGTCGTAACCGCCTGCCATCTATCGCCTCACGGTGTGGTGTTTCACGACGGCAAATGTCGGAGCAATGCCGAGGCGCTTCTTCAGATAAGCCTCGACCTTCTTGCCGATGTTCTTGGCGTTCTTCTCTCGAGCCTCGACCTGACTGACCTCGCCCTCGATGGTAGTGCCCACCATGTAGACAGCCTCGTCAATGCAGTAGGCTAGGTAGGGGTCGTCAATCCCCAGTAGGCTGCTCGGCCGGCACCTGTAGGTCTTCGCTTGGTTGTGCAGCACCCACGAATTGAGCAAACTCCCCACGAAACTTCTCGGCGTCTGCCGTACCTCCCGTGGCGAATTGCATGAGGAAGACCTTGTCGACCTCGTCGATCCAGTCGATGTAGGCCGCGCTCTGGTCCCGCTCGTCATCCGGCACCGGCACCATGGCCTCGGGAGTGGTGACCACACCATCAGGAGTGCCAGGCGGGTTCATCATCGGCACGGGCAAGATCTTGGGCTGCACCACAACTGCCATGATGATGGCGTCCATGGCCTTCATGTACTCGTCCAGCTTGTCCTCGGTCAGCTCGGACATGAGCTGTGCTGGGTCGAGTTCCTGGCCTCGCTGGCCTTCCCTGAGGGCCTTCTGGACGACTGGCATGAGCGAGTTGGGAATAGCCCCCTGACGAAGCAGGACTTGCATTCCCACCCGCTTGGCACGACACGTCAAACCAGAGGGCAGCGTGAGATCCGTGCCCTCCTTGTGCCGCCTGAAGTCTTTTGCTGAGCTTGGGGTTGCCACGCGCGGCCTCCTATCGGACTCTGGTGGCGTTCACGAACTAGGCCCCGGTGTAGGGCCCGTAGACGATGCAGGTGACCGTAGTGGTGAACGAGTGCGACACGGTGATGTTGCCGGAGGAGTCCCGGAACCGTGCGCAGTCGAGCTCCGCGTGGCGGACGCCGGTGGTCGCTGCCACCGAGAAGGCCACGTTGGCCACGAGCGGGGTTGAGGAACCTGGCGGGCCGACACCGGAGTTCGGGTCGGTCACCACCACGTTGTCGACAGAACCGCCAGCGTTCTGGATCACCAGCAGTACCTTGCCCGTCGGCGGCACCGGGATGGTGTCCGTCGCGCCCACGGCATTGAGCGTGGGGTTGGCACTGGGGTTGACCGGAGGCCGGACGGGCGTCTGTACTGCCATTCCGACCTCCGATCAGACGATGGCGGCTGCGGTCTCGCCCTGGACGAACTCGTAAAGCTTGCCCACGTGACCGCTCTCGTTGGTGGAGAAGCACTTGCCCGACGCACCGGTGAGCCAGAAGGCGCCGTCGGAGAGCTCGCCCTCGATGTCGCCAGTGGCCTTGCAGGCGTAGAGCACGGGGTGGAAGTCCCCGCCGCTGTCGCTGATGGCCTGACCCTCGATCTTGAGGTAGGGCCTGACATCCAGCGCCAGCTTGGTGTAGGTGTTCTTCTGGTTGGGTGTGGTACCCGACCCGACCACCGCACCTCCGGCGATCATGGCGTAGGCCGCCAGCTTGATGCCGCCGGACTCGATCTCCCACTCCACCTGCGGGCCGGCACCGTGCGAGGCGATGAGCTGGTCGTCACCACGCAGGTCCTCGAACTCCTCAGACTCGGTGAAGCTCAGGGTCCTGGCGTACGGCAGGTCCACGAGCGTACCGGGAGTGTCCTTGTTGTTCGTCAGGCTCTTCAGCCCGATGTCCCGCATTCCGAATGGCAGTGGGATGGTGTTGAGAGGCACTTGGTTGTTTCACCTCCTCCCGTGGTTCCTGGAACCGCAAGGTCGTCATGGGCCGGCCGTCAAGGAAGAAGCGGTGTATGACTACCACACCTGCTTGCTTTCCGCAGTGGCCGGCGGTGCACTTGACCTCTATGGCTCCGAGCTCAGGGAGGAACTCCCCGAACTTCTTGTTGCCGCAGCGAAGGTCCACGAGCTACTTGCCCTTCTCCGGCTGGATGATCATGGCCTCGGCGGTAGGGCCTGCCGGCTCCTCCTCCTGGACGGGCTGCTCGAACATCGGACCCTCACCCGCTGGGCGGGTATCGGTGACTCCGGGCACGACAGCGGGGCCGCTGTGGCCAAGCACGATGTCGTCGCGGGCCTGCAGGTCATCGCCTGCCATCGCAACTCGACCGGCCAGCACTCCGGAGTACTGCGTGGTGCGCCGCTTGGCCTTGGCCCGCGTGTACAGCTGCGCGAACTTGGCCTCGTCGGACTTGAGCACGGTGAACGCGTCGTCGTCGTTCTCGAAGTAGTCCAGGTGGTCGTCGGTGAGACCGGCCTCCTTGGCGTCGATCATCCACCTATTGCCGGCGTGGAACACCAGTCGAGGACCGTCGAACCCCTGGTTGGTGGACCAGTCACCGGGCTCGATGACATGAGCATCGTTCGGGCCGATGTACACGACCATCGTGTGCACCTGCACCTTCGGCTGCTCGTCCTTGGTCTCCTCCTTGGATGCGCCTTTGGTTATCGCCATTTCACCTCCCCTACTTTGAGAAGACAAACTGCCACCGAGTAAACCGCGTGATGGTGCCGAGTTCGGGGTCCGCAGTATCCTCGGAGTCGTTCAAGAACATGGCCTGTAGGAAGCGTTCAGTGGCATTGGGCAACGCCTTCCCGAACGCGTCTTTCACCAGCCTGAGACCCTCGTCGACAGTCTCCATGTCACCAGGCTCATTGTGGATCCACACCTGCACGTACTGAGTGTGGGGCTCCTGGTACAGCGTAGGGTCTCGCTCAACCACACCTGCGTAGGGTTGGTCAGTGCTCAGGGTCACGACGGCAAACGGCCTGGTAGGAGGAGCCTGACCCTCCACCAAGCTGGAACTGAACAGCAGTCGGTCGGCGGGGATCAGGGCCGTGAAACCTGAGTGGGCCACCAGAATCTGCCGTACGAGAATTCTCGCGCTCATGCTAGTAACGCCCTCAGACCGGCCATGAGTTCTGGGCCGATCGTCTCGATGGTGGGCAGGATGATCGCGTATCGACCACCCCAACGGACCTCAAGCCAGATGCCGTAAGGCACCCCGTGGAACAGCACGATTTCCAACTGGGCCGGAGAAACCGCTGAGTCAGCTTGCAGCAAGGCCCTCGCATTACCCGTTCGGTCTTTCCACGGGGCCTGCTCTTGCGCGTAGTTCTGAGCTCGATCGGCATAGTACTTTGCGAGCACTGTGAGCCGAGTTGCAAGCACGGCAGGGAAGGCCTTAAGACCCGGGGATAGCGAGTCGAACGTAATGACGAACCCGCTTTTGTCTCCCATCCTACAGTCTTCCCTATCGTCCTAGGTAGTGCACGTCCGCGACAGTCCGGATATCGCGGTTGACCTCGACAAAGACGACCTGCCATTTGCCCTCGGCAGTGGTAAAGGTGTCGCCGGTCTCGACATCCAAGTCGATGGCACCGATCATCTGCGTGTCCACCCGAACCACATCACCGGCCGGCGTCTGACGGTTGGCCTGTCGAGTAGAGGGCACGGTGTCGAGCCGAACCCGTTGTGGGGCAAGGTCTGCAGGGGTTTCCTTGTAGCCGGTGCCGCCCGGTGTAGGCGTACGGATCTTGCGGCTGAGTGTAACCACCGCCGGCATCTCCGCGATGTAGGCCAGCACCTGGAGGCGCTTGTAATGGAACTTGGTAAACCGGGCCATCAGGTGCGCTCCAGGGTGTGGATGACCGTCAGACCGTCCTCAGCCTCCTCTGCACCGGCCGCTAGCGCGGCGTAGTGGGTCTGCATCTCGAGGCTCTGCTTGTGCATCTGGCTCATCTTCTCAGAGCCACCGGCCTCGCTGGTGTCGACGAGGGTGGCGAACTCGGCTGCCTTAGCGCCCCATCCTTCGGCTGCTGCTCCGAAGATGCTGGTGTTGCGGTCGAGAAGCTCCGTGATCTCCGACTCGGAGAAGAAAGTATCCGCCGCCGTACCACCCGCTGGAATGCGTTCGCCGAGATAGAGCCTCAGCACATCTGAGTCCGCCACACTCGCCTCCGGTCAGCTCTGCGCCGTGGAAGGCGCGTTGACCTGGTCGTCCAGCTCCAGCCGCTCCACGAGCTCGGCCTTCTTGCCCTTGTCGTCGAGGTTCCTGGCACGCGCCAGTTCCTTCAGCTGCTGGGTGTCCAGCGCGTTGTAGTCGGTCTCGCCCGGCACCGAGGTCTGCTCGTTCGGCCGGAACTGCGAGGCCTGCTGGGCCCTCGACTGCTGCGCCGCGTCGTGCCGCTTGAGGCGGTCCACGAGCGCGTCGGTGTCGCCCCGGTAGTCGAGGCCGCGGGTCACGGCCAGCAGCCGGAGCTGCTCCTCGGCGGTGTTGTCGTAGTCCACGGCGGACTTGCCCGCGTAGACCTCGGTCGAACCCACCGCGTTGCCGGTGTAGACGCCGAGCCCCTCGGTGAGGTCGTCGAGGGTGGTGTCGTAGCCCTCGTCCGCGGCGGCCTGCCGCTTCCACTCGTCCAGCTCGTCGGCGGTCGGCGTGGGCTGGTCGGCCGGCCACTCCTGGCGCTGGTGCGCGTAGAGCCTGTCAGCCGCAGACCACTTCTTGAACTCGTCGGACTTCAGTTCCCTGCTCACGTTCACCTTCTCTCTTGGTAGCTTGTGTGGCCGGCTGATCGGGGTTGCTTACCTGGTTCGTTGGTCAGGGTTTGACGGGCTTCTCCAGAGGTAGGTATCGCTCCCACCACCCGACTCCGTCACAGCTTCCCATGAGCGTTGATCAGCCGGCCACAGAAGATCAGACGTAGGCGGACGGGATGGCGTAGGCGCCAGCCGTGATCTGCATGACCACACCACCGCCGCGCTGGCGGATGCCGGTGCCGAACCCGTGCTGGTAGAAGGACTCCACCAGCGGGTACCCGTTCCGGTCGCCCGGGATGAGCTTGAGGCCGCGCAGGGACGCGTTCTCGTGCTCCCGGTAGCCGACAGGGTTGCCGACGTTCCGGTCGCCGCCCGTGGCGAAGGCGAACATGTACCCGGCGGGCAGCATGTCCTCCTCGATCACGTTGAACGGGCCCCAGGTGCCGATCTCGCCGGTAACCCCGGTGAGCGACGGCCTGGCGACGAAGGTGCCGTTGGCCAGGAAGACCCCGCCCCCAGTGTTGCTGGTGGGGATGAAGTCGTACTGGGACACCGGCGAACCGGCGCCGGCCTTGAACGTCCGGATGACCTTCCCCTCCGTGCGGTTCACGATGAGGAACAGCCGGTAGCCGTTCACCATCGAGTAGCCGTGGTGGAAGAGGTGGTCCTCGATGGCCGTCAGGTCGCCGGCGTCGACCGTGGCCGCACCCGAGCTCAGGTAGTGGTCGTGGGTGCCCAGGTGGGTGTAGGTCTTGTAGTTGGGAGGGACGGTGCCGTCGTTGTTGTAGAAACGGTAGACGTTGACGGCCTGCCCGTTGATGGTCGCGGTCTCGTTGACGTTGTTGAAGACCGCCCGGAACACCTTGAGGAACTGGAGCCGGATGTCGGACTCCAGCGCCGACGCGTTGAGCGCCTCGATCTGCTGCGCCGAGCTCTCGGCCAGGAACAGCCAGGTGTAGAACAGGCGGAGGTCGTACCACTTGAAGCCGTAGCCGAGCGTCTGGGTCGGCCCCAGTCGCATGGACTTCGGCTTGCCGAACTCCGTGGCCTCCTCGAAGTCCTCGCTGGGCGGGAGCATGACCCGCTCGACGGGGTTCGACACAGGGAAGGTCAGGAAGTTCAGCAGCGGCTGGCGGGTCGCGTTCAGCAGGTCGATGGACCGCTGGAACTCGTTCCACATGTTGTTGAGGTCGGCACCGTCAGCCGAAACGGTGACGACATCGGCGCGCTGGTTGGCGCCGCGCTCGAGGCCCTCGATGAAGTCCAAGCCGAAGAGGTTGGCCCACTCCAGCTTGTGCGCCTCCAAGGCGGCGGGGTCGAACAGGGACTTCATGCGGCTGTCGGTCAGAACCCGGGTCAGGTCGCTCATGTTGGTTCCCACACCTCCTTAGCTAGGCGCGCATCCGGGCGAACCGGACCACGAGACGGGTGGACTCGACCGTCCAACCCACGGACAGGGACCCTGCGCCGGCAGGAGCGGTGGCGGTGCGGTTGCCCGTACCCACCACGATCCCACCGGTGGCGGCGTCGACGAAGTAGTTCTGGCCGGCGGCACCCGCGAACTCCACGAGCTCACCGTCGGTCATGACGTCGACGACCTCGCCGGTGGACTTGTTGTCAGGGATCGCCACGATCCCGACCAGCCCGGTACCGGTGGCGGCGACCGCGCCGGTGATGACGCGGCCGTTGGTGTTGAGGCCCACCCCGACCGGAGTGGCGGTCCCAGTGTACGCCGCGTTCAGCGGCGCCCGGAAGTTGCCGTCTCCAGGGGAGACCTTGTCGATTCTGGCTATCTTGGTTCACTTCCCTTCTGCGCTATGGCAGCTGAGGAGTTGCACCCGGAATTCTGTACTTCTTCCGGATGTCCTCATCTGTGACCTTGGTGGTGTCACGATCCCGTCGGCCGCCGTGCGCAGAGCCGGACTTGGGAGGCTTGGGCGCCTCATCGTCGGTCTCATCGTCGCGCTCGTCGTCCTCGGTCATGCGGTGGGCGCCGGACTTGGCTTCGGCCTTGGCGAGCTCCTTCAGCTTGTCCTCGTCAAAGGTCAGCTCCATGCTGTCCTCGTCGAGCTCGAAGAAGTCGGTAGGCAGGTCCGAGGCAAGCACCTTGGCAACTCGCTCGGGGTCCTTGAACGGGTGCTCTCGCACCACAGCCAGCACAGCAGCCCTGGAGGCAGTGCGCCGGAGAGCTTCCATGGCCGCGGCAGCCTGCTTCGAAGCCTTCTCCGCCGAAGCGGTGGCCTTCTCTGCCGCGTCCTTGCCCTCGAGCTCCTTGGCCTCCTTGAACTCGCGCAGCTCCTTGGCGTCCTTCTCGGCCTTCTTGCGGGCAGCCCTCTCGGCTGCCAAGGCCTTCTTGAGGCCGTCGTCGCCGCCGGTCTTGGTGTCCTTGTCTTTCCCGGCCTTGTCGTCGTCGCCGTCGTCGCCATCCGAGTCGTCGCCGGATCCCCCAGCGCCACTACTGGAACCACTGTCGCCGTCGTCGCCTTCGAAGCCGCGGATCACCCGCGGCAGGACCAGCCAGTACGGTGCCTCGACCCTCACGGTCGCCTCCTGTTGCCTCGCATCACGCTCGGCGTAGTTGTTTCTTCGTGTCGATCGTCTCGATGGTGTCGGGATCGACCATGATTGTTCCACCCGACGTCCCATCGGGCCTTGCAGTGCGCTTCACCCCATACTGCCAGTACCGGAGCTCAGGCACTTCTTGCTTCCACAATGGCCCAGACACCCAAGGGTCAGTGTGGGTATATCTTGCGTCCGAGTTCGGATCATCCCAGCCGGCAATTCGGCCTCGCACCAACTGCCCCACACTTAGGCCAGGGTGCACGTCCTCACGCGGCGAGTTCACGGATTCGCCTCCAGAACTTCCTCAGCGACCGATCGCCCCGTGCGGAGTTGCAGGAGTAACAAGCAGGGATGAGATTCTCGTGCTTATATGCTCCTCCTTCCGCACCGGGGATAATCTTGTCCCGGGTCACGTCGTCTACATGCAGCTTTGTGCCGCAGTGGACGCATGGACAATAGGTACCGTCGCCGAACTCCGTGGCCAGATTCTGTCGACTACGTGCTCGGTCCTTGGCATTTCCGTGGAAGTTACCAGCAGCACGGCCAGTCTGGGACTTCCGTGATTCTTCCCGAAGGAAGATCTCCTCCGGCGAAAGCTTCGTTTCCTCCGCTAGGCGCCCCTTCTCGAGCGCCCTAGCCCGTGCTTTCTGGATCTGTGTGGGCCCGTACTTGGGGCCAGCAGGGGTCTTCAGGCCGATGGGATCGAGCTTCTTGGCCCGTGCAGTCTGCCCGGAGGCGGACTTCATTAGCCCCTTGGCCTTAGCCTCCTGGGAGATCTCACCCCAGCCCTTGCCTTCTGCCCG